AATTATCTAGATATAAAGGTTTGGAAGGTTTGGGGCTTTTTTTGTGGATGTCGCAGACACCCCGCAGCCCTTAATCAAATACCAAGAAGGTATAATTAGTGAAACGGAATAATAATATGGCTAGAACAGGCGTAATAGGTGGTCAAGGACCCAGACAACCTAGACTAATAAAAGATACAGGGGTCCAATTATCCTTTGATGACTTTAGCGTAGAGGCAGCGGTAAAGCATTCATTGACATCAGCCACATGGCTAGAAGAGGCAGACCTAGGAGCAGCTATGACTGCTGTAACCCTAGCACAAACCATAGACCAAATGCCAGATAGAAGACATCAATTGGCTCCTATTCTGATTGCATTATTAAGTAATCTAGGTTTGTTAAATAATCGTAAAGAAGATAAGTCGCTAACCCCTCAAGAAATGCTATTGGCCATTGCTTCTGGGGAATAAATATGGACTGGATGCCCACGCATTACACAGAACCTTTGTCTGATAACTTTGTTACAGATGGGGATAAGCTTATAAATATAGCTGAAAAACTATGGCGTTTGCCTGAAAAAAATGATGCATTATTAAAGCTAACTGATTGGCAAAAGTGGTTAATTAGGGCAACATTGGAAAGATATCCTGACGATTACCCTGAAGAAGATAAGGCTGGAAGGCTAAGATATAAGCAAGTAGTCATTTCTATGCCAAGGAAAAACGGAAAAAGTCTTTTGGGAGCTTTGTATGCCACGTATGGGATGCTATTGCATGAGCCAGCACCAGAAGTAATATCTGTGGCAGCCTCAGCAGACCAGGCAAAGATTGTTTATAGGCGATTGCTTCATCAGGTACAGAGTTCACAGCTGCTTCAGACCCTATTCTCCAGATCAACGGAGCATAGAGGTCTGTGGACAGCGAATGGGACTGGTGTATATAAAGTAATTGCTGCTAAAGCAGCTACGGCCCAGGGTTTGCATCCTAGCCTTGTTGTCTTTGACGAATTGCACGTTGCCAATGAAGATGTGTGGGCAGCCATGGCTTTGGGTAGCGGTACAAGAGATGACGGTATCATAATTGGTATCACAACTGCTGGAGATGACACTTCTAGCCTACTTAAGAACCTTTATGAGCGTGGAGCCAAGGCAATTGATGGAGATGAAGAGCTAGAAAGATTTGGATTCTTTTGCTGGGAATCTCCACAGGGCTGTGAGCTAAATGATGAGATAGCTGTGCGTAGAGCCAATCCCCAGCTAGCCAGCGGTATCCTAAGTTGGGAATCTGTCAAGAATGAACTAGCTACAATGCCTGAAGCAGATGCCAGACGCTATAGATTAAATCAATTTGTTTCATCTATGAATGCTTGGCTACCTGTAGGCACTTGGCAAAGCCTTCCATATGGCGAGGTAAAGAATCCAAAGGTCTTTGCAGTAGATAGAACCCCTGGATGGGATTATGCAAGCATCGTATCTGCTGAAATGGATGATAACGGAATGGTAACAACAGAATTAGTAGCCAGCTTTAACAATAGCAACGTGGATGAGCTATTGGAGGCATGCAATAGATTAAAGAAGTATGGTCAGCCATTTGTGATGGACTCTTATGTACTATCTGACTTAGCACAAGCAATGAAACAGCGTGGATTTAGAGTACAAACCACTACAAATAAGGACCTAATCAATGCATCAAATAACGCATACCGTAAAATTATGATGAAGAAAATTATGCATCCAAGAGATGAGATAGTTTCTTTGCAAATGCAGAGGGCAGTTAGAAAGAACATTGGAGAGTCGTGGAAGATAACACGAAAGGACAGTGGCTCTGATATTGATGCTGCAATTGCTACAGTTTTAGCTATCTGGTTTGTAGAAACACAGAAACGACCAACACAGATGGTTTATTAAGGAGAAGACATGGGATTTATACAAAGATTCTTAGGTTTGGAAGATATGCCTAAGCCATTTGTGCCTGAACTGCAAGAAAGAGCAGCTGTAATTCCATCAAGAGAAGAAATTATTGTTAATGAAGACACAGCACTAAGGCTTGTACCAGTTAGCAGAGCAATCTCAGTTCTAGAAACTGCTATTCAGCAAATTCCTGTAGAGGTTTACAGAGGAATTGAAAAAATTGAAACTCCTGCATGGTTAATTACTCCAGATATTAATAAAAACATCAATCAGTCTGAGTTCCTTGGTCTGACTGTTGTGTCTATGGCTATTTATGGCAATGCATTCTGGAGAATTACCAGAGGTGCACGTGGGGTAGCAAATGTTGAAGTGCTAGACCCAACTAAAGTTGCAGTAACAGAAGATTCATTTGGTGTAATTACATACTCAATGTATGGCAAGACTATTCCAAGCAGCAGCATGATGCACATTAAGTTGTGGCACAAGCCAGGAGATGCTCTTGGATATGGTCCAATTCAGAGACACAAATCTACTTTAAGGTCAGCACTTGACTTACACAACTACGCTGACAATTGGTTTAGAACAGCAGCAGTGCCAACTGGTGTATTGACAACTTCAGAACACCTTGCTGCAGACGATGCAATTGCAAATAAAGAAGCATTCATCAAGTCACAGCGTGAAAGAAGCGTTGCAGTTCTATCTTCTGGTCTAAAGTACGATGCCATAGCTCTAAATCCAGAGCAGGCACAGTTCCTAGAGAACCAGAAACACATCACACGACAGATTGCTTTGATGTTTGGTGTTCCAGCTTTGTATTTTGGCATGGGCATTGAAGGTCAGGGCATGACTTATGTGAATGGCAATGAAGACCGTAACAAGTTGTACGAAGATGGTCTACAGCAGTACATTGTTCGTATTGAACAGGCACTTACTGACCTATTGCCAAGGGGACAGGTTGCAAAGTTTAACCTAACAAGCTTCCTAAGACCAAATCAGCTAGTCAGATATCAGGCCTATCAGATTGCACTCCAGAATAACTTCATGACAATAGATGAGGTTAGAACTTTGGAGGGTATGCCTGAGATTGATTCACCTGAACAACCAACCGTATAAAATGGAGTAATGATGGATGAGATGATTACACGCTCGTTTGAGATTAGGGCTACAGATGCTGAGAAGCGTGAAGTTTCTGGTATTGCTGTTCCCTACAATGAGACTATTGACATTGGTGGAGGCTTGCAGGAACGCTTTGAGAAAGGCTCTGTAGACCTAGAAGCTGATGTAAAACTATTCCGTGACCACAAAGAAATTATTGGGAAGGTTACAGAACTTTCTGATACTGACGAAGGATTATTCATTCGTGCAAAGATATCAGACACAAATCTTGGAAATGAGACCCTAGCCCTCGTTAAAGACGAGGCCATTCGCTCATTTTCAGTAGGGTTCATCCCCCTTGTGGATGAGAAGCAGGGCAAGACTGTTGTCCGTAAGAAAGTAGACTTAAAGGAAGTCTCCTTAACTGCGTTCCCTGCTTATGAAAATGCTTCAGTTACTGAAGTAAGACAAGAAAACAATCAGGAGGAGAAATCCATGGAAAACACAACTGACAACTCTGCAGAACTAGCAGAGGTCCGTTCAGCTGTTGCAGACCTTGAGCGTAAGTTTGAGATTATTTCTGCACCAGTTGACAAAACTCCTGCTGTTCCACAATACCGTAGCTTTGGTGAGTACGTCAAGGCTGTTGCACGTGGGGATGAGCAGGCTATTCAGCTACACCGTGACTTCACTGGTGGTACAACTGCAGACAGCGTTGTTCTTAACGCTTTCGTAGATGACACCATCCGTCTAGTTGCAAAGGGAAGACCAACAGTATCAGCTTTCGCTGCTGCTGCACTTCCAGCTTCTGGAATGAACGTAGAATACGTTGTAGTACAGAATGACACCACAGATGTTGACGAGCAGGCTGCTCAGGGTGACACTCTTGCAACTGGTAAGCTAGACCTTACTACTGCAACTGCACCTGTTAAGACATACGGTGGATATGCATCTCTATCAAAGCAGGTTATTGAGCGTAGCTCCGTAGCTTACCTAGACGCAACCTTCCGTGCACTTGCAATCAAGTACGCAAACGTAACCAACGCTGCAGCTCGTGCAACTCTTGTTGCTAACGCTGGAAGCCTAGGTTCTGGTACTATCACTGCAAATGACTTTGAAGGCTGGGTAGCAGCTATTGCAAATGCATCTGCTGACATGTACGATGACACAGGTTTGACCCCAGAGTTCATCCTTGTATCTACTGACAGATTTGTTGACATTGCTAAGGTAAAGCAGGGCGATGCACCACTTCTTGCTGGTTTCAACCAGACCAACAACATTGGAACACTTAACCCAGTAGGTCTAACTGGCAGCTTCTACGGCTTGCCACTTATTGTTGACCCATCACTGGCTAACGGTTCTGTATATGTTGCTAACCGCCAGGGTATGGTTAACTACGAATCAGCTGGTGCACCATTCCGTCTAACTGACGATGAAATCACTAACCTAACCAGTGACTTCTCCGTCTACGGATTCATGGCATCAACACTGCCACAGCCAAAGGCAGTTGTAAAGCTTAGCTTTAGCTAGAAAATAAAGGAGTAATACGATGGACTGGACAGACCTCAAAGCATATGTTGGAGCACCTGATGTTGATGACGCTTTTGTTGAAGATTGCTATTTAACATCTAAGGATTTAATTGCCACATATGTCAAGTCAGCGAAGGTACCTGCACAGGTATTAAAGCGTTGCTACTTGGAAGTAGGTTCTGAGCTGTTTCACCGTAGAAGTGCACCAATGGGTGTTTCTCAATATGCAACTTATGATGGTGCTCCAATCAGAATTGCTAGAGACCCACTCATTGGTGTCTATCCGTTATTGAATCGTTACATGCAGAGGTTTGCTTAGATGGATATTGGGGCAGTTAGAGATGGTTTAGCTTTTGCAATTGCAGAAGCTGGTATGGACACGGTTTACACCTATGTTCCAGAAAGACCAATTCCTAACTGTGCAATTATTGAGCCTGACAATGAATTCTTAAGAGTTTATGAAGGCCAGTATGGTCCAGATTATGCATCAAATTGGAGGGTACAGATTATTGTTAGATTTGCTACCAATAGCAAAGAAACAACTGAACTAGACAATGTGCTTAATGATTTGGTACCAGCTATTTGGGAAAACACTGATGTAAATAGATTGTCTGTAGACAAGCCATTTATCCTTGAGGTAAATGGAGCTAACTTTTTGGCAACAAATATAAATGTTTCAATAGATATGCAAGGAGGAAATTGAAATGGCTAGAATTAAAGGAAAGTCAATCGTTTTCGAACTTGACGGAGTTGAGTACTCTGGTGGAGTGAGCAATGTTACATTCTCCTCTGCTGTAAATGAACTTGGCTTTGGCAACTACGAAGACAGCCTAGACTACACCTGCACCGTCACTGGTTTCCAGGACACTGCTGGCAATTCCCTATGGTCAAAGCTTTTTGACGCACCAGGAATTACTATGACAGTATCTTACGCACCACACGGCAACACAACACCATCGGCTAACCAGCCTTGGTTTACCGCTACTGGATATGCTGAGACCATTCCAGACCTAGGTGGAGCTGCAGGAGAATTCTTCGTGTATGACCTGACCATCATTCTTGATGGCAAGCCTACAAGAGTAGAATCGTTCTAAAGGATTGGGCTAATGGCAGAAGCAGTCACCATCAAGGTTGAGGGCTTGAGAGAAACTCAGAAAGCTCTTAAGAATCTTGAGGGTGGTTTGGATGACCTAAAAGATACAAATGCATCTTTGGGTAATGAAATCGCTCAGCGAGCTTCTGCCTTAGCTCCAAGACTAACTGGTAACCTGGCAGCCAGTATAAAATCAAACAGACAGGCAAAAAAAGTCTCCATCAAAGCTGGTGGAGCAAAGGTTCCATATGCTGGTGTTATTGAGTATGGATGGAAAGCAAGAAACATAGAATCCCGCTCATACTTAAGAAAAGCAGCATTTGAAAACAGAGATTACATTGTTCAGAAATACGAAGACGGTATTAAACAAGTAATCCAAAAATATAATTTTGACCGTTAATAGATAGGAGAGGCAGAAATGCTAGATAACGACATAATGAAAACCCTGAAGTGGTCTGAGCTGGCTCAGATTGAAGAATATGTGGGTGACCCAATGGATGAATGGACAACCACAAAATCAAAGGCAAAGTTAGCTTTTGCAATGCAGTACTTGTTGGCTAAGCGAGCAAACCCAGCACTTACAATTGAAGAAGCTGAGAATTTGTCAATTCAAGAATTAGCAGACATCTCAGGAGTTGAGCTAAGGGACCCAAAAGACCAAGCCACAGCCTAGAAGTAATGGCAAGGTTCTGCATAGCTACAGGATTAGCTCCATCAGTGTTTTGGGACTTAACTCTAGAAGAATATGAGTATTTCGTAAGAGAACTCAATAGGAGGAAAGCATAATGGCACAACAAGTTGTGATTGACATTATTGCTGAGACGCAGAAACTTACAAGTGGCATAGATAGTGCTAACAAGCAGCTTGGTGGTCTTAATGACAAGCTCAAAGGTGCAGCTGGTGCTGCCGTTGCTTTCGCATCCGCATTTGTTCTTGATAAAGGTATAGATTTTCTAAAACAGGCTAACGAAGAAGCCAAAGATGCAGAATTAACTGCTAGAAACGCTGCAATTGCTTTTGGTGAAGGCTCTGCAGCTCTTGAGAAGATTACAGAAGATGCAAACAAATTTGCAGAGGCTCTGGCGGTAGATAATGATGAAATCATAAGATTATCTACAGAATTAGCACAATTCCTTCCTCCAGCTGCTAGAGATTCTGCTGCTGAGATTGTTAATCTTGGTTATGACATTGCAGCTCTTACTGGTGTTGACGTTGAGACATTTCTAAGCAAATTTGCTAAGGGTATGGCAGACGGTGAGCTTAAAGTAAAGGATTTGCAGAAATTAATTCCTGGTTTGGAAGATTCTGTATACAAGCAAGCAGAAGCAATGTTTGTTGCTGGAGATGCTCAGGATGCATTAAATCTGCTTATTGAAGAAGGTCAAAAAGTATATGGAGATGCTGCTGAAGCAAACGTAACTGCCTCTGACAGGCTTGAGAAGAAACTTGGGGACCTAAAAGAAACAATTGGTACAAGATTGTTACCAGTAATTGAAAGACTTGTAGGATTTGCATCAGAACTTATTGATAGATTCCTTGCTCTGCCAACACCAATTCAGAATACAATTCTTGGCCTAATTGGTCTTGTTGCAATCCTTGGACCATTGGGAACATTGATTACAAGCGTTAAAACAGTCATGGGATTGTTTACAGCAGCTACCGTGGCTCAAACAGCAGCTACAACTGGTGCAACTATTGCAGCAAATCTACTCAGAGTTGCTATGTTTGCCTTGCCAATCATGGCAATTATTGGTTTAATTATTCTTCTTGTTGCTAACTGGGATACTGTTGTCAAAGTAGTTACAGATGTAGCCAAGGCTATCTTTAACTTTGGAAAAGATGCCCTAAAGAACATTGGAGACTTTGTAGGCTCAGCAGCAAAGGCATTTGGAAACTTCCTAAGTGATGTTGGTAACTTTGCCAAGGGCATTATCCAGTTCTTCCTTGATATACCAAAGAATATGCTTGAGATTGGTAAGAATATTGTTGAAGGACTTTGGAATGGTATTAACGGTGCTGCTAATTGGCTAAGAGATAAGATTGTTGGCTTTTTTGGTGGCCTTGTTCCAGATTGGGTTAAAGATGTACTTGGAATCAAATCGCCATCTACAGAGTTTGCCAAGATTGGTCAAAACATAACTCGTGGTGTTGGAGTTGGAATGGCAATACCAAGAATTACCCCTCCTACTCCAATATCAAGCAGGGCTTTGGGAATTGCTGGCGGTACAAACATAACAATCAATGCAGGACTAGGAACTGACCCATACAAGCTTGGAAGACAAGTAAATAATGCTATTAATAAATACGGCAAGGTAAGTATTAAGCCAGGAGCGAAAAGAGTAGTTAAGCTATGATTCGTGTAAAAGATAAAATCAAATTATATATTCAGACTGGAGAAGGAGCAATATCTGAATCTGACTTTACTGAATATAGCGATGGAATATTAACAATATCAACAGAAAGAGGTGTTGATAAATACGAATCTCCAGGGCAGCAATCTGACAGTGGACAGTTAACAATTGTAAGCAGAAATCCAAATATTGACCCTTATGCTAATGCAGAAATTAAGTCTGGAAAAACAATAATTGTTGCTTATGAGGAATTTGAAAACAGGATATTTACTGGAAATATATCTAACGTAAATATTGAATACAGACCAAAAGACAATCCAATAGTTACAATAAATGCTATTGATGCAATTGGTGCTTTGTCAAGGTCTGTTTATTGGAATTTACCAAACGATTATCTTGGTAAAATTTATTGGAATTTGCGAGAAGCCATTCAGGCTGGTTTATTTTTGTATGGAGGTGCTCCAGCGGTATATGGGTCTTTATATAATTACAATCAAGATTTAGACCCACTTGGATATGGAGCAATTGAAGGCAATGAACAAGCATATGATTTTATTACAAAAGGTGCTTCATCAAGATTAGGATTTATATATGCCGATAAACAAAATATTGTTTACTATTATGACCACAATAAATATTTAACTTTAGATTCTTATGTAGACCCAGTTATAGGACCTAGTAATTTTACAATAACTCCATTAACTGCTACTAATGAAGATAATTACAAACATCCTGCAGATAATAATATATTTCTTACTTTTGATTCAGAAGGATTGATAGGCAATAATTATAAATTTATTGAGTTAGATGACGGTTTTGACAGAGTTGTAAATCAGTTAGAAATTAATACAACCAGTATTAGATATACAGATGATGAAGATTCAGATGTAATTAAGGATGAAACCATTAATTGGGGAATTTATGAAAAAACTGAATCAATTGAAACCTGGGGAGTAAATTCAGCACTAATAGATGGATTGATACCAGATTTATTCACAGATGGAACCACTGTAAATAAAGAAGCATTGGTTGATAAAGTTGCTGCAACTTATTTAGAATCAGAATCCTTACCAAATATAGAGATTATTAGTCTTACTTTTGATGGAAGAGTTTATCCAGAAGATGCATTAAATATTGATATTTATAAAAAAATAAGAATAAAACATCAAGTAAATGAATCATTAACAATTGATAAAGAATATTTAGTTGTTGGTCTTAAAGATGAAATTGATGAATCTAATTGGTTAATTAATTTAATTCTTAGGCCAGTAATGGAGGCATCCGCAATGACAGTAAAGCCAAGTATTTCATTTACAGCTTCAGATGCTACAAATGATACTAGAACTGTTTATACTGCCTCAGTATCTTCTGCAGAGCCTATTGAAAAAATTTCTTGGCTATTTAATGGCCCACAATTTTCTTCTGATTTATGGACAAGGTTTTCAGACCAACCAAATGAAATTGATTTTATTATTACACAACCAACTAACCTCATAGATGGCAATGGTGATATTTATGTAGCAGCTGTAGTAGAGTATGAAAATGGATGGAAAAGGGCAACTAATAGTTTAATTTTTAGTAATGTTGTTAAAGAACAGCCAAACGCTAATTTTACATTTGTAGCAGATAGCCCTTCTCAAACAGCAATATTTACTTTTACTGGAAGAGATTTAGATGCTTATACAAATAATGATGACCCATCAAGTGGTCCAGTAACAATTTTTGGTGGAAATAATGCACAATCATATTTATGGAATTTTGGTGATGGTACAACATCAACACAAAAAAATCCAATTAAAACATATTCTGTTCCAGGACCTGGCACATATAATTACACTGTAACCCTGACAGTTACAACACAATTTGGAGATACTGATACTCATCAAGAAACTGTAACCTTAGTTATTCCAGCGGTACCACAAGCCCTTGCATTATTCTCAGTATCACAAAATGACCCATTTGTAACATTTACGAACCAAAGTGTTTATGCTGATACTTATCTTTGGAATTTTGGTGATGGTAATACTTCCACAGCAGTAAATCCAACACATCAATATCAAGAATTGGGAACATATACTGTAACCTTGACCGCAAGCAATATAAATAATAGCGATACAACCACTCAACAAATAACTATTGGTTCTGTATTTTATCCAGTCAAATATGTCAAATTTGAATGGGATAGTATTGTTGCAACTCAAGTTGTTAATGGTATTAGAAGTCCGCTTTCAGGAATAATTGAAGCTTTTGCTGAATTAGAAATTAGGAATACTTCTAATCAATTAATATCTAGCAATTATTACTCAAAAGCAACTCCAGTGGAACCTCCATTGGATACCCCATTATTTAGGCTAAGAACTTTTACTGGAACTCAAATTATTAATAGTGCTTGGGATAATAATGGTCCAAGATATTTAACAGATGGAAATGATTATGAAGTTCCTACATATTTTATTAACTTATCTGAAGAAACATTGTCTAATCCAACAAGATATTATTACAATGGAAATATTGTTACTCAAATGAGTGCTGGTGCTGCTAATTTATTGCCAAATCAGATAACTGCTCGTAAAGATATTGGAAGCATAAAACTACTAAATACAATTACTCCAGGACAAAGCAATAAACCACAAGAAAAAATAAGAGTGTATGTTAGCGAAAATAATGTAGATTGGCAAGAAATTGGTTATATTTCATATCCAGATTATTATGTTGGACCAACGTTAACAGATATTGAAATGACACCAATTGGTCCAATGCCACCAAGAAAAACAGCATAGAGTTCCACAACTGCCTCGTGGAATAGGAAACCCCCAGAACGTATTCTTTCTGGGGGAATTCTTTTGTTAGGGGTAGCTATTCCTCAGTCACCTCTGGCTGGGTTTCAACCATAGGCTTTTCTACTACTTTCTGTTCCTTAACTTTTGGCTTCTTCTTGTCATAATCCCAATCCTTGACTGGAATTAGCTTGCCTTCGTAATAAACCTTCTTAGCCATAATGGCCTCCTGTCCTTGTAAGTCAATCTACATCTATTATAAAATTGATGTAGTTCTAGGAGGACTAATGACTACTTTAAGCGTTGTTCCGCCATTTTTAGATTGGCTGGTATATAGAAACGACACAACTGCCCTGACATTGGCATTATATGATGATGATGAAAAACCAGCGGACCTTACGGATTGGGAATTTGAAGGTCAGGTTAGAGCAACACCTCGTGATAATACAATATTGGCAGAGCTTACAATCACAAAGAATGAAAACTTTTTATCCATTTTCCTTGATAACTCCGACCTAGAACAAATTAATTATTTTGACATACAGGGAACAAATGGAAGCACAGGCACTGTGTCTACAATTATTTATGGAACAATTCACGTTGAAGAGGATGTGACACGCTAATGAAGTTAGAAATTATATCTCCAAATGAGATGAAGATTTTAGCAACAGGGCTAGAAATTGCACAAGGTCCACAAGGACCAACTGGTCCACAGGGTCCAACAGGAGCACAGGGTCCAAAGGGTGACAAAGGTGACACTGGAAACACTGGACCACAAGGTGTTCAGGGTATTCAAGGACCACAGGGTGCTCAAGGATTAACTGGTCCCCAAGGTGCACAAGGTTTGCAAGGTTTACAAGGTGAGGCAGGTCCACAGGGGCCACAAGGTGAACAAGGCATCCAAGGTATTCAAGGAGCAACAGGACCAACAGGTGCTCAGGGACCACAGGGACTAAAAGGTGACACTGGTGACCAAGGCCCAGCAGGACCAACAGGAGCAACTGGTGCTACTGGTGCACAAGGTATTCAAGGAGAGCAGGGTCCTGCAGGACCTGAAGGCCCACAAGGTTTGCAGGGTATTCAAGGTATCCAGGGTCCCCAGGGTATTCAAGGACCCAAGGGTGATAAGGGTGACCAGGGAGACCCAGGTGTAGATGGTGACCACTACCACACCACATCTTCTGAAACAAATACAATAATTAACAATGGAGCAATCAGTTTTATTCTTAATGATTTAGATGTAGATTACACAATTGCACAGTCTGTAATTGTTGCTCACGATGCATCAAATTATATGATTGGTAATGTTACTGGTTTTAATTCAACAACTGGTGAACTTGATATCAATGTTTCACACAAGAGTGGTTCAGGAACATTCTCATCATGGACAGTAAACCTAAATGGTGCTGTAGGTATTCAAGGTCCAGAAGGACCAGCAGGACCTCAAGGACCACAGGGAGAACCTGGTCCACAAGGTATACAGGGTGAACAGGGCATCCAGGGACCAGAAGGTCCAGTAGGCCCACAGGGTATACAAGGAGAACAGGGTATCCAGGGTATCCAAGGCGAGCAGGGTCCAGCAGGTGCTGACGGTGCTGATGGTGCTGACGGAGCAGATGGAGATTCTGCTTATGAAATAGCTGTTGCTAATGGTTTTGTTGGTAATGAAACAGCATGGCTAGCATCTTTGATTGGTCCAGAAGGTCCTCAAGGTATTCAAGGTATCCAGGGTGTTCAAGGTGAAGAAGGCCCAGCTGGTCCTCAAGGTGAAACTGGACCACAGGGACCTCAAGGAGAACAAGGACCACAGGGAATTCAGGGAGAGCAGGGTATCCAAGGTATACAGGGTATACAGGGAGAAACTGGAGCTACAGGACCACAGGGTCCTACAGGTGCAACAGGAGCCACAGGCCCAGCTGGTGCTGATGGAACATTAATTGTTAATACAAGCAACATTAAAGCAAATAACACAACTGCTTTTCAATCTTTAACTACTGGTACAAACAATGTTTCATTAGGTATTAATTCTTTGGAATCAGTCGTAACTGGTGGCTCTAATATTGGTATTGGTAACAATACTCTAAGATATGTCACTTCCAGCGGCAATATTGCTATTGGTAACAGTGCTCTGACAAATACCACATCTGGTATCGGAAATCTTGCAATTGGTAGTGCTGCACTTAATTTAAACACGACTCAGTCTAATTCAACAATTGTTGGTATAGGTGCTGCTCAATTAAATGGTGCTGGTATCTCTACTGTTGGAACAGTAACTGGTGGAAGCAATTATCCTGATGGAACATATACAAATGTTAATTTAATACCTCAAAATCAAGGAGTTTATACAACAGCACAGGCAACATTAGTTGTTTCAGGTGGTGCAGTTACAACTGTAACAATTACTGGTGCTGGTTCTGGTTTTAGAGTTAATGATGTTTTAATATATGACCCATTGTCTAATCCAAATGCTCCAAATAATACACTTGCAGCTGGTTCAGGATTTAGTGTTCCAGTAACTGGTGTTTCTGGTGGTGGACAAAACACAATTATTGGAAGACAGTCTGGACAATTTAATCAAAATGGTACAAACAATACAATGCTTGGATACAGAGCTGGATATCAGAGCAATGGTTCAAGCAATGTATTTATTGGAAATCAAGCTGGTCAAAATAATAGTGAGAGCAATAAACTAATTATTGCTAATGATGCTACAGCAACTCCACTTATTGAAGGTACATTTAGTTCAAGCAATTTGGCAAATCAGACTGCTAAGATAAATGGAAAGCTACAAGTAACTGGACAACTAATTGCTGATGGTTCAATTAATATTGAAAATGCAATTCTAGATAGAAGTGGTAATAACGTTACTCTTAGAAACAGCATTGCTGGAACACCAGCTATGGAAATTACCTTTGATTCAACTGGTGGCACAAGCAATATCTTTAAGTTCAATGGTGTAATGATTCTTACTGGTTCTGGACCAGGAAGCCCTACTGGTGGTGGAAATACTGGACAGATGGGATTTGATTCAGATTACTTATACATTTGTATTAATGGTGGAGCACCAGGTTCAGCTACTTGGAAGAGAATTCCATTGGAAACATGGACATAAAATACAGGCAGGAAGGTATTTGATGGCTCCAGAATTGATTACAGCCCTTGCAGGAGGCATTACAGCAGTAGCAGGAGCACTTGCTTGGGGTATCAGAAAGATGTTTATATCAATGTCTGATTATCTTAAGGAACTTAAACCTAATGGCGGTAGTTCTATAAAAGACCAAGTAAATAGACTGGAAAAAAGAGTAGACGATATTTACACAATGCTTGCAGACAAGTAGCGTTTAGTGTATAATAATAAAGTCTCTTGCCAGAGATATGGTTTACCTACCATTCATAACTGAATATAGAAATACAGGCATAATGGTTGCCTGGGGGCCTGGAGCAATCTAGGCCCCTTTTCCACAACCTTTTGTGAGACCCGCATGGAGGGCAAGTGCGTACCAATTGCCCAGGGAATGACAAACCGAATTTGTTAGCGGTAAAATTAGGAATTAATATACGCAATTCCAAGAGGTAATGTACCTGATAGGGCCACTAGCAGACCCAGTCCTATATACAAAACAGAGTCTTACCAATGAGGCGGTCTTATCAGTAGTAATGCACTGATACCTTAAGAAACTTCACAGGGAAGTTAATAGGGTTGGCTTCCCTAGCCCTATTATTGCTTACGAGGGAAGTTGTTCTTCTCTATATCTCTTATCTATATATTCATTATCTGTTAAATATAATAATTGTCTTTACATTTATACTTTGTTTCTGATATAATAATACAGTTCAGTTACTAGAAAAGGACTAACCATGAACTGTAAATATTATGAATCTGAAGGTTGTACAAGACCTCCAAAGTATCAAAATGATACCATTTGCCAAACCCATTACAATCGTGAATGGAGGCAGAATAATCCTGAAAAATTCAAGGCTCAGAAAAAAGCCTATTATGAAAAGAATAAGGAAAAGATAAAAGAAAGAAATCTAGCCTGGAGAGAAGCCAACATTGAGTTTGTCAGGGCTAATCAAAGAGCATTTATGGCTAGAAATGCTAAAAATCCTGTAACAGAAGAGCACATGACAGATAAAGTCAAGCAAAGGTTCTTTGACAAGGTAGATAAGACACCCAATTGTTGGATTTGGCTAGGTGCCAAGTCAGCTTGGAGACCTAAAAGACGTATCGCTGGTCCAACTCAGGGGTATGGTGTAATAAACATCAACAATAGACCCTTCTATGTACACAGAGCATCATGGCTAATGCACAAAGGTCCTCTGATTCCTGGCTTAGTTATTGACCATCTATGTAACAATACTCTATGTGTAAATCCTGACCATTTACAGCAGGTAACCAATATGGAAAACAGCATGAGAAGCCCAAAACATTCAAGTAATACTACTTATAAATACTATAGGACTCACTGTAAATATGGACACGAAAGGCCTGTTGAATCTAGAAATAAGAATTGTCCTACATGCTATCAGGAAATGCTAGCTAAAAGACGTAAAAGCAAATATCCAAAAGGCTATTGTAAGAATGGTCACAATAGAGAAGGGGCCAAAGGAACCTGTCCTAGTTGTTATCAGGAAATGCTGGCTAAGAATCGTAAAGGCAAATGGCGAAAACACCAACAGACTATCTAAGGAAGTATAAGACCACCCAAAGGCCAAGGGCATGTGAAAGATGTGGTCAAAATGCTTACTATTACCATGAAGACTGGGATTATCTATGTGCTCCCCATCTGCTAGACTTATTGAATATAGGTGGACTCAGATGGGATTGGGATGATTATCCTGAGATGTGGGCAAGGACAGAGAGATTACTACAGAGAGGTAAGAATGCCAAGCCCTTACAGTAGCACTGAATACAAGAAGAACAGGAAAGAGATACTTGCTAAATCCAATTACATTTGCCATTATTGTGGAGGCCCTGCTAATACTGCTGACCATATCATTCCTGTGAGTAAAGGTGGGGGACATGAATTAAGCAATCTCCTACCAGCCTGTCATGATTGTAATAGTACAAGACAAGATAGAACGATGGTTAGATTGAAGTATTGGAATAGGAGATATACATAGTTTGGGCATAGGGTGTACATCTGGTTATCCCGCAGCCCACACTCTTCCAAACCATCAAACCAAATAGTATTTCAAACCATATAAATAGATATCCTGCATATTGGGATGTGAAATTATCTAGATATAAAGGTTTGGAAGGTTTGGGGCTTTTTTTGTGGATGTCGCAGACACCCCGCAGCCCACACTCTTCCAAACCATCAAACCAAATAGTATTTCAAACCATATAAATAGATATCCTGCA